GAAGTTTCAAAAAAGAACGCTGCCGATGCGATTGCTGCTGGTAACTTTGATTACAATGCACAAAAGATGGCTGATAAAGCGCGGGAAGATGCAATATCTGCAGCAAATGATAGTGCACAAGCAAATTTAGCACAGGCTGAAAAAGATATAACAGCTGCTTATCGATCTGCTGATGGTGTTATCAATAAAAAAGTAGATGATACAGCAGAGTCAATTAGTACAACAATTAGTCAAAATAAAATTGATGCTGACGGAAAAATAACTGTTGCTCAAAGTACAGCAACACAAGCATTAGATGAAGTTAATTTAAAAGTAAGCCAAACTGATTATGATCAAAAAACAGGCGATTTGACGACTGCTGTTGGTCAAGCTCAATTAACTGCTGACGAAGCTAAAACAACCATCGGAAATTATCAAAAATCTAATGACGATCGTGTGCAATCGGCTGAAACAGAGATAAAACAAAACGCAGACGCTTTAACTTTAACGGCAACTAAACAATCTGTTCAAGATTTAGACAACCAAGTTAATTATCGCGCGTTTAAAATTGAAAATGATGTCAGTCAAATAAAAATTGACAATCAGTCAATTACTGAATCTGTTTCTAAAAACTCTGATGATATTAAACAGACAAATGATCGTGTACAAACAGCTGAAGGGACGTTAAGCCGAGTTAACGATGATTTAGCTCATGTTGAATCATCTCAAACGCAAATGGCTGATCAAATCACCACTGAAATACAAGACCGTAAAAACGGTGATACAAACACATTAACACAAGCAAACGGATATTCTAACAGTAAGATAACTGATTATGACAAAGGTATACAGACGCAATTAACTCAAACGTCTAATTCTATTATTGCAACCGTTGAAGCAGATACAAAAACACAAATATCGCTGTCGCAAAATAGTTATCAAATGGGTATCAATTCAGATGGTCAACTTGTTTCTGGTTTTGGCGGAAATATGCAAGGCGTTTACATTAAAGGCAACGCAATAACACTTGACGGAAACACAACTGTTACTGGTGATTTCTATGCTAAAGGTGGTAATTTCAAAAACCTAAACGCCTCAAACATCGTTGCTGGAACACTCGATGGCAACTTAGCAAACATTATTAATATCAACGCCAGCAACATCACAACTGGTAATTTGACTGGTGTGCAAGTTGGGATTACTAACGGCGGTCGTTTCTATGCTAATCAATTGGGGACAATATACGATTTTACAGATAACCCATATTACTACCAAAATCAGCCAAGCGGTAACCAAGACCCTTGGATTAGAATTGACCAAAATGGAACATATAGTCTTGGTAGTGACGGTACTAGATTAAATATTAGCGGTACAGTTACAGCGGCAGATACCTACATTGGTAGCACTAAACAATACGCTTGGTATACACAAAGTAATTCTGGGGTACAATCAGGAACCAATAAGTTGAATACTTATGCTGAACTTGGTATGACTGGTTTGCGTATCTCCCAAGAAGACGCAGATAATCCAAGTCAAACCGGTGGCTACTCATTCTTTACCGGTCACGGTATGTATGTTGGTTATAACCAAAACAACCCTAGATTCTCTGTTAATACATCCGGTGATGTCTATGCAAACACAATTAAGTTAATCAGTGGTAGAAGCTGGCAACAAATAAACGGTGCAACAACTGATTTAGCTAAGTTGCAACAAGGACAAGATTTACAGTTTTATGTCGGTTCATCTAACACATTAAACCTTTATTCTAACCAAGGTGACGTCAGTTTGGCGTCCAAAGGTGTTTGGATGGTTCAAGCTAGACAGAATGGTTATTTGTACCTAGGAAACATCAAGTATGGTTCTGGTGGGGCAAGCCTACAAATAGCATTAGATGGTGCAGTTACAGCATTGTCATCTTCTGTTAAATACAAAACCAATCTTGAATATGATCCAGAAGGCAACGCTGGAGAGAAGTTATTAACGCTTGATCCATTAAGTTGGCAAGACAAGGGTGACGATGAACAAATCAGAAACTACAAAGAAAATGGCATTGAACCAGACCATCAGATAGATATGAGCAATCGCAGATACTATGGATTACTTGCGGAAGATATGGTGAAAGCTAATCTTGATGACTTCGTCATTAAAGATGAAAAAACTGGTGAATTACACGGTATTCAATATGAAAAGATTGGTGCTGCATTAATTCCAATTATCCGTAATTTGCGCAACATGGTGTTAGAACAGAAGCTTGAAATTGAAAGGTTAAAAGAAAAATGAACAATATTCAAATGAAAAATGAGATTCCGGATGCGGACACACAGACAGTTAAATTAGTGTTTGGTGTTACTTTTGAATCTGGCACATCAATCGAGACAGGAACAATTGTTATCAGTCGTGCTGACTGGCTAAATATGACGGGTCAACAAAAGCTTGATCGTATTGCTGATGAGGTTTCAAAGAGTATGTTATCAACTAAGGTAGGAGAATAATTATGCAGCCAGATAATGAAAAAGTTATTCAAAAGTTATTGCAACAAAACGCTAATATGACACTTGTTATTGCACAATATGAAGTATTAATTGATTCATATCGTGAAAAAGAAAAAGAAGGTAAATAATGGCTAAAGGTTTAGTTTTAAATATTGATACAACTAAATCAGAGTTTCAGAACCCAATGGTTGAATTACGACAAGGGGATGGTAATTATCAATCATTGACGGTCACGGTAACTAGTAACGGCGAGCCACTTGACTTAACCGGATGGACGACTGCTTTTATGGGTACAACTGCTGGTAATCATAAAATAGTCGATGCAAACGTTCAAGTAGACAATACACAACAAGGTGTATTTACCTACACGCCAACAAAAGCTTGGGGTCAAGATATTGGCGAGTTTAGCAAAGCATACTTTAAGTTTAGTAAAGATGACGAAGCTGCGTCAGGCGCTAACTTTCGTGTTAAAGTATTTGAAGCTGTTGATTTAACAGAAGAAGAAGCAGGTAATTATATTTCTGTTGTTGATGTTATGATTGACAAAATCAAAACAGACATGGATACAAAACTCAAAGATACACAAGTAACTTTAAATGCAACTCAAAACCAAGCAACGATTGTTCAAGGTAATGTTGATGCTTTGAATACAAATGTCAATACATTAAAAGCGCAAAACAATAACATTAGAACAGCAGATAATACTTGGACCGGTAACAACATATTTCAAAATTTATTAACCGGACGTTTTGCAACCAGAATTTTAGATGTAAACGATTTGTTGTTGATCACTCAATCAATGAACAAATATTCTGGAAACTGGCTTGTTCTTAATAACCCAACACTGAATACACCACTAGGGTCGTCAAGCTATTTTACTATAACCATTGTGCAAGGAACTGATGATTCCGGATATATTATTTATCAACCTCTAGGAGATTCAGGTAGATACTATTCTTCTGTTTCTGGCGGAAAATTCTTAAATTGGCATAAAATAGCAAATGATGAAACAGTTGTTCACAATTCAGGAAATGAAACAATCAACGGTGTTAAGACATTTGGTAGTAATATCGTTCAACCAAAGTCAACAGCTACTGTAAACTTTCAAAATGGATTTACAACAGCTAGTGTTCCACTTATGTTAACGCGTGTTGGCAATATAGTTTCGTTAACTGGCAGAATGATTCCAAATACGAGTTTGAACAAAGATGCAATAACGACTGCATTTACAATTCCACAAGGATTCAAACCAGCTAATCAATTTGGAACAAGGCAGGCTGGTGCGTATGGATATAGTTATCTTGGCGAGTTTTATCCAGATGGACACTTTGAATTTTCAGCATATAGCAACAACGGAACGTATGTTCAGCCATCTAACAATGAAATACACGTTAATGCAACTTGGCTTACGTTTGATTAGGGAGATATTATGATAGCAACAGCACAAATTACAGATAGAAGTATGATTGATGGCGTTGATGGTTTAGAAATTGATTCAGTGACAATCATAGTTGATTTCAGAAGTGATGATAGAAACTACTTTAGTGGTCAAGTTTTGCTAACTGCGAAAGATGACGGAGTTACTTTACAATCAAAAACAGATGACTTAAAACAGAAAGCGATTGCTAAAGTAAAAGAAATTGTGGCATCATCTGATTTAGAAAATAATACGGTGGATGGAACAATGTAATGGAAGATATTTTAAAGTATTTGTTCGCCAATTTAAATGGTATGACGGAAAGCATTCTATTATTTATACTTATTTTTTATGACACGTTCTTGGGCAGCAAGTGGAGAAAAAACAAAGGTGTAGCAAGAACTTCAGACGGCGGTTTAGGTGGACTAAGAAGATCTCTACCGTTGGCTTTCTTGCCCGTGTTAATATGGGTAATCACGATTGTGATGTCTATCGCTCCTACTCACATTGGTGGTAGGGATGTTATATATTCTCCTATGCTGTTTGATTTCGTTAGTTTTGCGATAACAGTAACAGTTGCAAATTACTTATTGAAATCAATTCTAGCAAACATGAAACTAGC